CGTTGATTGTGTCTCCACTTGTAACTGTTTTTGAACCAGCAGTAAAGTCACCTGCAGAGAACAATACGCCTGTAGTGTTGTCAATAGTAGAAGAACCACCAACGTTGATAAATGCGCCAGCAACAGTTCCTGAACCAGTCATAGTAAATACAACGGCAGCAGATGTCGATTTAACTGCTGGATTAGCGGTAGTAGACGCACTAAATGTTGGGGTTTTACGTGTACCAGAATATGTAGGGGCGTTAGTAGCACCAACTTCTACCCATCCAGCATGAGACGCTTGGGTATCAGCATACGCTGCAGTTCCAGTACCTTTTAGACCCATAACAATAGCACCAGCCGCTGTGTTGCCGAGATAAGCATCGTTTAATGATGCGCGGCCTACGTTAGTAGTAAGGTTTTCGATAGTGCCAGACCACTTTAAATTTCCAGAAGCGTCATAGCATTCGGCAACATAAACGCCGTCTAAACCTACTTGCTCAATAGAACCTGCACTGCGGGCTACGGTTGCGTCCATAATATCTCCAAAACTTGTTTTATCAATGTTGCCCATACTAAGAAATCCTTAAAATTGCTGTTGTTGAAGTAGCAGTTGGGAACGTAACTGTAAAAGTACCCGCTGCCGTATTTGTTTTATCTGACCCAAAATCTAGCACTGCAACCGCTGCTCCAGTAGTGCCATTATATATCAACGCTGCCCTAGCAGTAAAGGAAGCCCCAATCCAAACCACATTAGCAAAGTTAGTATATGCTGTATTGGAGTTTGTGTCCCCAACTGGGACCTGAGTAATAGTTAAAGGTTTACCGCCAGCTGTGTACCCTGCGCCTGTGATTTCATTGGCTGTTGTGTACGTTATTGTCGAATTGTTAAGGTTTGCATTACCTGTATATAGGGCTATTTTATAAGAATATGGGGTTCCAACAGCAAAGTTCTCCAACCCGCTAAGCAGGTTGGTTTTAAATACCGTGGTTTGTCCCTGGGTTATGCTCATAACTTATTATAGGGCAGACTAGTCTGGCCTCTCCTATACGCGTCATTTCTTTCAAGGCCATCGCCAAGGCGTTTAAGCTGCCCGATAGCTTCTTGGTATTTAGTCTCGTAGTAGCCAACTAAATCTTGCTCGCCCTTCATAAATAACATAGCTTCTCGCATGGCACCATAAAACAAGACTGGATCATAGTTATCGCCTAGCCAGCTTTCGCCAGTTGAGTTGTTAACTAGAGAAATTGTATATACAAATGGGGTTGCATTGTAGTTGCCTAAATAACTACCAGAACAGCTAAGTACATCGCCAACTACATAAAAATTACCAGAATTTGTAATTTGAACAGCATTAACAACGCCACCAATAACAGTGATATTAGCGGTAGCGCCAGAACCAGATCCGCCAGTTAACGGCACGTTTGTGTAGTACCCACTAGTATAACCAGACCCCGCAGCCGTGATTGAACCCGCAGGAACAGCATTTGTGGTACTACCTGTAGGCAGCGCTCCTTGAACAATAGATACTGGGTAGTAAAAATAGTGTAGTTCAGCTTGATAGCTACTATTAGGGGTAGGCGCCATTATAAAACTCAGCTCGTTAGCATTGGAATACTGCGGGCCAAATAACGCATAGTACTTAGGGACTCCACCAGGAGTCCCCTGATAAGTGGTTCCGTTAGAAACAACACTCGGGTACGCTTCGCGTAAAAAGTTAACATCTTTGTTAAGCAGGTAGTTGTAGTTACCGCTCGAATCAATAACTGCCAAAGAATAAGTAGACAGATAGTCGGCCGGAGCGGACAAATACTGATTACCCGAGGTCAACGTACCAGTTACATTCTTACGCAATGACGGAATCTGCACACTGTTATATATGCGGTCTTCCGCTTCCATCGTAAAACGTGGAATGTTGTTTATAAACAACGATTCAGTATTTTCTGCGTAGTCCTGAATTGCCTGGAATAATTGGACGTAGTTCATTAGGGTTTACCCTTAAGCCATTGGCCCACGTGACATTTTGCCTTTAGTCTGCGCTTTACCGCCACGCATTTCAATACCAGAAGTCTTAGTAGGCTTGTAGTTATCTTTGCTGATATTACCCAAAGAGATATTCATCTCGTCCATGTACTTAGCACCTTTTTCTTCTGACATAGCAGGAAGCTTTTCAAGGACGCCATGAGGCTGTGCGTATTTATTAGCTGGTTTATTATTTGCCATGATTATTTCCCGTTTGCTTTAACTTTAGCTAAGTTACGCCCCATCGATAGCATATCTGCATCGGTTTTACCGCCAGCAGTGCCACTACCAACCTTTTTACCCATTTCGATGCCAACATTTGAACCGGAATCGCCAAGGTTTTTACCCTTAGTTTTACCTTTACTTGTTACACCGTCAGCTGCGCTTTTATACCCCATATCCTACTCCTAGTTAATTGTTACTGTTCCTACTTGCCCTTGCCCAACCAAATAATTCGGCGTTTCATTGTAGTCATACCCCTGACCTACAGGAGCCCAACCCCACTGCGTATCTCGACTTCCGCCAGCCTGATATCCATACGCCGTCAAACCAGACTGCACATAACTTAAATCCCGTCTCGGTTCCCGTACTGCTTGTGGGTCGTTGATTGGATACATACCTAATTGTAACTGAGGATGATCTGGGTCCCAACAGGTATTACATACTTTTAGCTGGTATGGCTTAGTCTTGATAATCTCAGTACGAAGCTCAACCAACTTATATCTAAATGCGCATCTATCACATTCGGCAATTGCGTACTTGCCAGAAGCAAACTTATTAGGCATTAATAACCCCCAATAAACATCCTACGTGGTACAAACCGAACTGGGGCTTTTTCTCTATCTTCTTCAGAGGCTAGCTGGAATTGCTGTTCGTAGTCCGCTTTTAAACCGGCGACCCGTTGAGGATCCATACCTGGAAGCTTGATAGATAAATAGTAGGCCAATCCTGCCACTAGGCAGTTAACAAACCGAAACGGAATATCTTGAATATTTACACCATTCCCAGCGTCTTGAATACGGCGTAAGCGCCAGTAAACAAATTGATATGGTTGTGAACCATCTGGCGTAGGCCAGACTGTAACTGCTGGAAGGTTTTGTACATATACTTCTGCCCCGGAACTATGTGCTACGGCAGTTGTATTCGCTTGACCACGAGCACAGAAACCCAGTGTATTTCCAGATACATAGCCGTAGGCGATGATCTCATTGTCAATTTGAATAAAACCGGCTGCTGCCAGATTAGTTGTGCTTGTTAAAGTAAGCGTTGTATCAGTAGAAGAAATAGCCCCAGCAAGCTGGTATGTGGAGTCGTTAGACTGGCCAGACATACGTTGAATCCAAACTTGAATTGGCCGCCCTTGAGCTAGCTTGTTTGGGATAGTGGCGTATGTAGATACGCTAATTCTGGATATGGTTATATCGGTTTGATTTGCCGCACTGTTAGCTTGTGTGCGAATCTGGTGCTCTAGTAAGTCAATGGTATCAGTAGGTAATGCGTAGGTGTTCTGGCCTTGATTCAGGTTAATTGTTCCCTGCTCAATAGTCCACATGTTAATACCGCGGTTAGCCCACTCAACAGTCAATAAGTTTAAAGAACGGCGAGCAGTACGGAAGTCATATCCAGTACGTAGCTCACTGCCACAACGCTCAAACGCCTCTTCAACTAAGTCATTTAGGTCTAAGTTAAATAGTGTTGTTCCTGTAGTAGTCATTAGGCAGCCTTATTAAAAATAACTCTACGGGACTTATTATGCTCACAGTTTTCCATAGACTTTATTTGGTTGCATGTAGCACAAAGAACCTGTAGCTTTTCTTTAGCCTCAGCTAAATTGTTTACATAGTACCTGGCTATTTTACCACCGATACGCTTACGGTCTTCATGCCCATCACCATTTATATGGTCTAAAGCTAACCCACGAAGGTCCTTGTCGTACCCACAACATACACATTTACCACCTAAAGCATCTAGCAAAGTATGGCGTTTTTCTACATCTCGTTTAGCATCTGCGCCATTAGTTTCTCTATAAGCAACCTGCTTTTTAGTTAAACCAGGAACATCTGCGTATTTTTGCCTAGCCTTATTCCTAGCAATCGTATCTTCAGCAAAGTATTTTCCTTTACATGAAAGAGAGCAAAATTTAGCTTCCCGTTTTGGGGAAATAAAGCTTATATCGCAGAGGTTACATTTATGGCTAAATGGCATTATTTTTTCTTAAACGAGCGGAGGGTTTCCGCCAAGACAGCCCGCTTACCCATCTTGCCGGGTTTCTTTGTTGCTGCAGCTAGTTTGCTTGACGGAATCTTTTCACCTTGCGGTACACCCAAAGCTTTATGCAAAGCTCCAGGTTTTTTGATAGCACCCGCAATCCAATTGGTTTTACCGCCTGCTTTTAGAGCAGTCGTAGCCTTTGGTTCTTTAGCAGGGTTTATATCACCCATACCGCGAGACGCTCTCATTACTTCTTAACCTTACCGCCGCCACACATCTTTTGAACAGCTTCAGTATGAATATCATGGCCAGCTTTGTGCTCTTGGAAGAACTTGTGGTGTGGCAAATGGCCTGCGCCATGCTTAGATGTAGCAGCGTCGTGGCTTTCAAACTGAGGAAACTTCTCCACATCTTTAGCCATTGTTTTTGGTCCCATTGTTTCTTTCATAATACTT